AGCGTATGCTTTAAGATCGTCTTTGTCGTTAAGCTCAGCCATTAGTTTTAAGTCATCTTCTTTAAGATGCGGATGTAGTTCACGTAGGAACTTAACACTTTTATTGTCGGTAGTCTTGGACTTGGGTTTAATCCATTGGTGATATTGATTGCCCATGCCTGGGCTTACTGTTGTAGCCAGCAACCATTGAAACTTTTTATGACGACTAGCACTAATATCAAAGAAATGTTTGTTTAAGTTTTCGTTACAGCTCATTAGATAGTATGCTTGCAAGTCTGCGCTACCGCCTACAGCACTACCCCAACGAATCATTAAGAAAGGTGCAAACTTTTTCTTTTGTTCTTCGTTAAGGCTGTCGTAGAAAGCACGATTCTTGCCATCGAACTTGGCCATTTCATTTTTAATATCTAAGGGATCACTCATCGTCGGCCTTTTGTTCGTTACGTTTTTCTTGAATAGTCTTTTCCTTAAAGAACTTACGTGGATTGCCACACATGGCACAGTTAGGATCACCGCAGGTAGTAGCGTGTATCTTTGCTAGGCGGTGCTCGGGTCCTGTAGGAAAGCCGTGTGCTTTTGCAATGGCTTTTTGTTTAGCAATAGCATTTTCATCTTTAAGCAATCTCTTGCTATGTTTAAGTTTATCTTCTTCTTTGCTCATACTGGGTGCCAATCTGGAGGTAAAGTTTTAGGATCCTTGCTTAACTCATATAATACTTTAACACGTTCTACGGCTTCTTGTAAAGCGGGACTACGCTCGGCTGTATTGAATATGTCCATCCATTCATTACGACGTCGTTCTAGTTCAATTTGAGCTTGTAACTCAGGTGCTACGCTGTGTAGTACACGTTCAGCGGTACCAGCTTGACGTTTGTATACAGTAAGACCACCATCGGGCGATTCATAAACATCATATGATGTGATCTGATTAGCCTTATATATAGTCATTACCAAACTTTGCCGTAGTTAACTACCTCACTTTGACGTGAGATATCTTTAATAAAGTATGCACACATGGGTTCTGGGCCTTCAGTTAATGGAATAGCCAATAGTTGTCCGGGCTTGAGTTTGGGAAAATACCATTTAACATCTTGATAAATGTCTACAATCTCTACAGGTTGAAACTCAGGACGGAAACTTGTTAAGGGATTAAATGTAAAAACATTGAAACCACGATCATTGATACTGGTTAAAGGGACGACTTCTAAGTCGCCAAAGTCAGGTTCTCCGATTAGGATTTGCCAATCCACTGGCATACGAATAGTTTGTTCACCAATGCGTAAGACTAATGCTGGGCTGTTAAATGATTCTAAGAAGATTAAGGGAATGTAAAAGTAATCTGGTTCCTTAGGGTCGCTATTATCCAGTACACAAAACCTAACTTCATCTATCTCTTCAGGTATTGCATCCATTGGATATGCTGTGTTATCTAATGTTAATATTCTCATTGTTTTTCTTTTAATATAAGTTCCGCTTCCGGCGTCACGATGTACCTCCCGGTATTTCGATCAGTAAATTCTTCGATTACGCTACGATGTAAAGGAAGTTCGTCAGCATTGGCTGGCGTGTGTACTACATATTCTACATTATAGTTGAAAGTACTAGCAAAGTAAACCTTTGGTGGCACCATTTTTTGTGCCACGGTGTTTACAAACTTATGATGTATATGTCCGTAGTCACCATCTTCATAGTGTGTTAATATTAAATCTGCTGTGTTGGCAATGCTAATCATGGCTTGTTCTGCATCCGCAGTATCAAAGCTGATACGTTCATTAACCATGTCTAACCAAGTGTCGTGATAACCCAAAAAGAATGTAGCGATATTGCGCCGATTCCAATACTCTGTAACTTCTCTAGCACGAGCATCCTTGGGACGATATGTCATGTATACTATTTCCCACGTGAACTCTGGATGTGCTTCCATAAAAGGCCACGCAAAGATAACACAATCGTCTGGGTGAGCTACTAAGGCAACTGCTCGCATATCTTCTTGTAATAAACTTCTGCCAAGTACTCCTGGCTAGCAGGACTACCGTGGTATCCCGGGTCATCTTTGCCCTCAAACGGCCACTGATTGGTTGCATAAGCAGGTGTTTCTTCGTAGGCCAGGGTTAGGTATCTGTCAGCCACTACCTTGGGTATAGCTGTACGTATAGTTGATGAATCCCACAGGTTATTTGCAACAACTAAGAACGGTATTCCAGAATAGAACAACTGCATAATACCGTCCCGCATAATCCATTCATCTTGTTGACGCTTCCAGTTACCGTCATACATGTGGTTAATGTACTGCTTGACTGCGGCTTGAGTGTTCCGATCTATCTTTGATGAACGATATGGATGGTCATAGTTTTCAGCTAGGCTAAAAATAGTTTCACATATCATACGATATGGATTGTTGCCGTAGTTTACGTTGTCAATGCCAGCTGAACGATCGTAACCATTGAGCATTTCTTCTTGTAAGTGTTGTTGTAGGCTAGGGTTCCATCCACGTTCTGTGTTTTGTGACCAATCATATGGTGCCGCACTGGCAGGGATTTCCATACGGTCGTGGAATGTAGGAGCAACGATAGCAAAGTCCGGACGTTGGCGAATCACTTCATCTATCTGCACCCGGATGCCGCCGTTGCTACAGCCTTGACGTGCTAGAATCTCTACGTCCCATCCTAGTTTTTGAGCCAGTACTTCTCCATAGGCTGTACCTGGTAGTGTTCGACTAGGTGCTGAATAACTACAGCCGCATACTATTAGTTTTGCCACTCGGTTTTCTCTATTGTAAAAGGATAGTTCGCTTCTCGATAGAACTGCTTACGCTTGGTTAAATGTCTTTTTGCGAACTTGCATGTGGACGTAATATCCCAGATTTGTACGAAGTCTTTATCCTCCGCTTTGCGAATACCACGCCCGATTGATTGGATAACACGGACAAAGGATTTACCCGGCTCGATAAGCACAAGATTAAAAATGCGAGGAATATTAATACCAACAGCGGCGACACCATAAGTAGCAATAATAATCTTGTTAGTACTTGTCGCAACGTCATCATATTCTTCTTTCCTATCTCCGGCTTTGGTTGCACCACTAACAAAGGCCACGTCGGGTTTATCGTGTAGCAAACTAAACAAGGTGCTTAGTTCTGCTTGTAATATCTTGCCTGTTTCGATACGATCTACTAGGATAAGTGTATTGCCACCTTCTTTAATCGAATCGATCATTTTGGCTAGATAGGCCAAACGCTCTGTTGTGGTTGTTAAGTATTTAAGCTCAGACTGATAATCTTTATACTCAACGTGATCTACCATTTGCACTACATTAACGTGACAGTTAGCCAAGTGCCCAGCTTCTTGTAGTTCGCTAGCAGTTAGTTTACCAATAACATCGCCTAGGCTACAACGTAGGCTAACAAACTCGTAATCTTCTTTAGGGATAGTACCAGTTAATCCCCAACGAATAGGTACACGAGCAAATACACCTGTAAGCAGAGTCTTAAGAGCATCTGCTTTGGCCATGTGTACTTCATCTACCATAATACAAACTACATCTTCAATAAAGTCTTGTATTGTTACATCGCCGATGCCAGCTTGTGTATTCTTTAGCAGAACATTTAAACTTTGCCATGTACAAATAGTATGTGTTTTGCCCCATTCTTTACGATCGCCAAAGTAAACCCCAACATCCAAGCCCATATTAACATAGTCATCTTCTGTTTGCGTTACTAGACTTTTATTAGGTACAATAACAATACTTCGTCCATATGGCTCTACACTTTTACTCAAGGCCGCGGTCATAATAGTCTTACCAGCACCTGTAGCTACTTCTTGTATACTTTGCGGATTAGCCAGGAAGTTGTTTAAGATTTGTATCTGATAGTCACGGAGTACAATAGGCTTACCTTCTTGTGGATGCCCTTTAGGCCATAGAGTATCACTAAATGTATCTTCTGTTACTTGATTGAATGAGAAGTTAGTTGAGTAGTCACGCAGATCTTCGATCTCAATATCGTAGTTTCGACTCTCTAGATACTCAATGATCTCGGGTAACAGGTTAATATAACTGCTACCACCAAGTTGAAAGAACGCAACCTTGCCATCCCACCGTCCTAGTCTAACACTAGGTTGATATCGGGCGCCTGGGATTTCATACTTAAACTTCTTTACTAGCGCCGTACGATCACTAAGATCTAGTCCTTCAATCTTTACATTTACTTCATCTCGAATTATTAGTCTAGCTTGCAAACTTCAGGTCCTTTGGAGTTTTTAGTATACACGTCTTTGGCAAAGTATACAATCTTTTCGGCTGTTTGAATCCATATTTGACGATCACCGCCGTGTAGCATACCTGCAGAGCTAACTAGTAATGGAATACGTCCTGTGATAGGAGTGCGAGGAATCTTTGTGGTATAGATTATTTTAACTTCTGGATCTACTGTAATGCTCGATGTTTTTTGATTTCCAAGACGTAGTATCTGCCCTGGGAAGAAACGATTAAACTCATTTAACAACCTATCGCTCATATCTGGTTCAAAAACATATATAGGAAAGCGATTAGTTTGTTTTGCATAGTCTGCTAAATCTTGAATCAGGTTATTACTCGTTAGTGGATCAACTTTAAGTTCGCGATTAGCACAGAGGCTCCAAAATCGTGTTCCGCATTGTTCAATAACTGTATCTTGAATAGCACGACTTACGGTATAGCCAAGTATAGGAGCATGATCTATCAGCTTTAATAAGTCATCGAATCCAATGTTATCTCTAATGTATTCTTTAAGACTATCTGCGGCATTATTAATAGCTAACTGGCCATCGTTATAAGTTAGTTCAATTGCATAAGGAGTATGTTCGGCGTCTAATAACTTTTGCATCACAGTTTTTAAGCTAGTATCAATGATAAAGTTGTTGACTTGTGCAAAAGTATAAACCCAGTTTACATTCCACTCGGTTAAGGATAGTTCCTGTACACGTTTTTCTCTGTTAAACTGTATACCACCTTTGCTTGCACGGCCAGCATCACGTACTGCTTCGATCAGTTTAACATCATAGGGAAACTTGAGTTTGATAATGTCGTCTTCAATCCATACACGACTTTCGCGATCTATTTCACGCAAGGGTATACGATACTGCGGAGTATGTACTGGAGTAATATCTAGGCCAAGTTTGTTTAACTGACGTTCATATTTGATGATTAACTGTAGTGCTAGTGCGGCCTGTTTGTCAGTATATCCCTTATTGGCCATAGTTTGCTCGGCTAAACTAGGTATAACCTTCATATCGTACCTAGCTAGACTAATAGGACTTTCTACTACTGTAAAAATGCTGTAGTTACTTTTGCCATTTGGCTCTCGGTAACCAGCAATGATTTCGATGTAGTCTTCTATGTGTGGGTGTTTATATTGAGCCATGATAAAGTTATTATACTATATATTTA